TGCGTGGGATGTATGCTGACAAGATGCGAGAGCGCATTGTACGCAGTATGAAAGCAGCAGATGAGGTATGGGTAACCAACAAGCACCTTGCCTCAAAGGTGAAGAAGTACAACACCAACATCCGAATCATCCCAAACGGAATCAGCGTACCAACTTGGCAGATAGAGCGAGAGCCGAGCGACAAAGTAAGATTCGGCTACATCGGAGGCAACCACCATCAGATAGACGTAAGGGAATCAACAATTGACCTTGCAGGCTATGAAGCGTATGTTGCGGACGTAGATAACTACCCGCAGATGATGAACGCATCTACAACGCTTAAAACATTCCCACCGAACGCATACCATCGCCTCTACAACTTCTTTGACGTTAGCCTCGTGCCGCTTTCAACATCCGAGTTCGCAAAGTGCAAATCACACCTAAAGATGCTTGAAGCAGGATTCAGCAAATGCGCTCTTGTAGTGAGCAACACGCATCCCTATTCACCTTACATCACCAAAAACAACTGCATAGCCATCAACCATCCTTCGGAATGGGCAGGAGCAATCAAGAGGCTAAATGACAACCCCAACCAAGTTGCTGATATAGCGGAATCGTTATATGAGTACGTGCAAGATTTTACAATGACCAAAATGAATGAACTCCGATGCTTTACATCGTAACCCCTTGCTCACGTCCTCAAAATCTCAAGAGGATAAAACAATACATCCCAAGCTACGCTACGTGGGTGGTGATGATGGATGCTTCAACTGACTTCAAAGAATCAACAGGCGCAAACGTAACCTACTACTCAAAGCAAACGGGACATTGGGGACACCCACTACGCAACGAATTCCTTGACCTATACCAAGACCAATTCACGCAAGATGATTGGGTGTACTTCTTGGACGATGACAACATCCTGCATCCAAAGTTCCTTGAGGAGTGGAACAACCTAAACTCGCTTGACTCATCAATCGTAACTTGGGGACAAGAGGGGCGGCTCCGCCCTACCGACCAACCGAAGGTAGGCAACATTGACACTGCCTGCTTTATGTTCAAGCCATACCACTTGTCTACCTTGCGCTTTGAAATGACTTATGAGGCAGATGGTATCTTTGCACAGGTTGCAGCAAAGAAAGGCACCCTTATCTGCGTAGACCAATATCTCTGCTACTACAACGCACTCAAATGAAAACGACACAACAAATAGACGGGTGGTTCAACCACCAAGCAGCATACGACTTTCTGCTGAACACAATGCCCAAAGACGGAACCTTCGTTGAGTTGGGTGCTTGGCTTGGTAAATCATCATCCTACCTGTGCGACAAAGCAACAGGCCAAAACATAGTAATCGTAGACTCCTTCAAAGGGACGGCAGAATACTTGGACTCGTACTACAAACTCGCAAAGACCAAAGACATCTACAACCTCTTTGTTGAGAATATGGGTGACCGCAAGTACACCGCCATCAAAGCAACATCCAAAGCAGCATCAAAGAAGTTCAAGGCAGAGTCATTGGATGTGGTATTCATAGACCTTGACCATTCATACGAAGCCGTTAAAGAGGATATTAAGCTATGGCTTCCCAAAGTAAAGAAGGGAGGCTACATAGCAGGAGACGACTATCACGAAAATTGGAAGGGAGTCATCCAAGCAGTAGATGAACTACTACCTCACGCTACGTTCATTGACGATTGTTGGATTTACCAAAAGTGAAGAACCACACAAAGGTCTACCTGAAGGGTATGGGCTACGACACCACCGATTGGATTCCCTGCGAGGTGTGCCAATCAAAGGCCGTAGACATTCACCATATTGAGGCACGTGGGATGGGAGGTAGCAAGCACGCAGACACGATTGAGAACCTTATGGCGTTATGTCGGCAATGTCACGTAAATTTGGGAGACAAGACCCAATACAAGGAGTTACTAAAAGCAACACACAACCACCATCTATCTAACCGAGTTATTTAATTATGAAACGAGTACCTATCTCACAGGTTATTCCTAACCCCACCAACCCACGCATCATCAAGGATGACAAGTTCAAGAAGCTTGTAAAGTCCATTGAGGAGTTCCCCGAAATGCTTGAGCTGCGTCCAATCGTAGTAGATAGCAATATGGTCGTGCTTGGTGGGAATATGCGCCTTAAAGCCTGTTTAGCGGCAGGATTGAAAGAAATACCCATCATTGTAGCCGACCAACTGACCGATGCGCAGAAGGGTGAGTTTATCATCAAGGACAACGTAGGGTTTGGTGAATGGGATTGGGACTTGCTCGCTAACCAATGGGACGTAGAGGCTTTAGAGGATTGGGGGCTTGAACTGCCATTTGACAATACGCCTGTGCTTGAAGCGGAGGAGGATGACTACGAAGCACCAAGCGAAATACAAACGGACATCGTATTAGGTGACCTGATAGAGATAGGCCAACACCGACTGCTATGTGGGGACTCTACCGATAGCGACCAAGTGGCTCGGTTGATGAATGGGGAGAAGGCTGATATGGTATTCACCGACCCACCTTATGGAATTTCATACAAGAGTAATTGGGCATCAAAAGAAAGAGAGCGTTTTGATGAAATTAAAAACGACAATGTTATTTTGGATATATTGCCGTCAATTATTTTATTATCAAAAAACAATATACATTGGTACGTTTGGACATCGCATCAAGTATATCCAATTTGGCGTGATAAATTCAATGAATACTACAAGAGTACAATCATTTGGAGCAAGAAGTCAGGAGCGATGGGTGATTTAAGTGGTGATTATGTTGTCAATTATGAAATGGCATTGTTCTGTCACTATGGGAGAAAAACTTTAAATGGTAAACGAGAGAGTGCCGTTTGGGATTTAACAAGAGATAGTGGACTTGATTATCAGCACCCCACTCAAAAACCAATATCACTATCTGAAAAGGCAATAATCAACTCAAGTGATAAGAATGATTTAGTTGTAGATATTTTTCTCGGTAGCGGTTCAACAATGGTAGCAGCACACCAACTCAACCGCAAGTGCTATGGTATGGAACTTGACCCGAAATACTGCCAAGTGATTGTAGACCGAATGCACAAACTTGACCCATCACTTGAAATCAAAATAAACGGCAAGCCGTATGGACAAAACTGAACAACATAAAAGAGCAATGCTTGATGCCCTTGAGAAGTCATTAGGCGTTGTTACAGCCGCTTGCAAGGCCGTAGGCATAGGACGTACCACTCACTACCTTTGGATGCAGGAGGACGCAGAATATAAAGCAGCAGTTGAAGGGCTATCAGACGTTGCCCTTGACTTCGCAGAAAGCCAACTGCACAAGCAAATCAAAGACGGCAACTCAACCGCCACCATCTTCTTCCTCAAGACAAAGGGCAAGAAGCGTGGGTACATAGAACGCCAAGAGGTAGAGGTAGCATCAGGCAAGATGTTCCAAATAGAGGTGCTTGGGGAAGATTCAGACCAATAAGGTATTCAACCACCTCAAGCGCAGCGACAAGAAGATTGTCGTTGAGCAGGGCGGTACTCGGAGTGGGAAGACGTATAATATCCTGCTTTGGGTAATTTTCTATTATACCGACCAACATACGGACAAGACCATCACGATATGCCGTAAGACCTTTCCATCACTACGGGCTTCGGTGATGCGTGACTTCTTTGATATCCTGCGTAGCCACAACCTATACCGAGAGGAGTACCACAATAAGTCAAACCACGAATACTACCTCAACGGCAACCTTGTAGAGTTTATTAGCCTTGACCAACCGCAGAAGATACGAGGCCGTAAGCGTGACCTATTATACATCAATGAGGCCAACGAACTAACCTACGAGGATTGGCAGCAGCTCATCCTCCGTACCGAAGGCAGGGCCATCCTTGATTACAACCCTTCTGATGCGTTCCATTGGATATACGATAAGGTGGTGCCACGTGAGGACTGTGCCTTTTACCAAACAACATACAAGGACAACCCTTTCCTTGATGCAGGGGTAAAGGCGGAAATTGAACGCCTGAAGGACACCGATGAGGACTATTGGCGCATCTACGGCTTGGGTGAGCGAGGTATGAGCAGAGCCACCATCTTTCAGTTCGGACAAACCGACATACCACAAGATGCAACGCTCTTGGCATACGGACTCGACTTCGGTTACACGAATGACCCAAGCGCACTCGTAGCCGTGTACAAGTCAGGAGACAACCTGTACCTTGACGAACTCATCTATCAAACGGGGCTAACCAACCCCGACATCAGCAACCATCTCAAGTCCCTAAACCTTGACCGCAGGTCAGAGGTATTTGCTGATTCTGCTGAACCCAAATCCATTGAGGAGCTGCATCGTATGGGATGGAACGTGAAACCCACGCAGAAGGGCGCAGATAGCGTCATAGTGGGTATTGACGTGCTGAAGCGACACAAGCTATTCGTAACTCCACGAAGCAGCAACCTAATCAAGGAACTTCAGAACTACAAATGGGTAGAAGACAAGAATGGCAACCTCTTGAACAAACCCATAGACGCATTCAACCACGCTATTGATGCGGTACGCTACGCCACCTACAACAAGTTGAGCCGTCCGAACTACGGGCGGTATGCTATACGCTAAAATCCAAAGGTTATTTGAATATGGAACTCAAGGTAACAGTCCCTACCACGTTGAGCGAAATCACGCTTGACCAATACCAACGCTTTGCACGCTTGCAAGGGGATGAGGAGTTCTTGACGCATAAGATGCTTGAAATCTTTTGTGGCTTGCCTCTTGTCGACCTGCCAAACGTGCGCATCAAATCAGTTAGCCACGTTACCAAGCACATCAACGGGATGTTGGCAGAAAAGCCAAACCTGAAGCCCACGTTCACACTTGGCGAACAAACCTTCGGTTTCATCCCCGAGTTGGACAACATTACCTACGGAGAGTTCGTTGACCTTGACACCTACCTGCAAGATGTGCAAAATATGCATAAAGCAATGGCGGTCCTGTACCGACCCATCACGCAGCAGGTGAAAAGCCGCTACCTGATTGAGCCATACGAATCAGCAGGCAAGTACGCAGACCTAATGAAGCAAGCCCCGATGGATGTGGTACTTGGTGGTGTGCTTTTTTTTTGGCGTTTAGGGAACGAACTATTGCAGGCTACCCTGAACTCTTTGGAGGAGAAGAAGCAGATGACTACTCAAGGCAAGGGCAGTTCGCAAAGCGATGGGGATGGTACACAACAGTCTATCAACTCGCTCAGGGAGATATTAGGCGATTTGCAGAAATCACACGATTGGAGCTTCACGAGTGCCTACACTTCCTCACCTTTGAAAAGCAAAAGCAAGAAGCAGAAAACGACATCCTAAAAAGCAAAATGAAATGAGGCAGTTTTACGACATCACCAAAAAGCTCAAGGACACACTTGAGGCGCATAGCCAAGTCAACGTAGTGACTACGGGAGACCTGTTTGATATTGACCTTAACAAGCAGACCATCTTTCCGTTGAGCCACATCGTAATCAACCAAGCCACCTTTGAGGGACAGATAGTTCGGATGAACGTGAGCCTCGTTTGTATGGACTTGGTAGATGAAACCAAAGAAAACCCTCGTGACCAAGTAGAGCCGTTCTACGGCATCAACAACGAGCAGGATATTTTGAATACGCAGCTTGCCGTCATCAACGATGTGGTGACTGAATTGCGTAGGGGTACGCTTTACTCCGAACTGTACCAACTTGACGGAAGCCCAATCTGCACCCCGTTCACGGAACGCTTTGAGAACTTGCTCGCAGGATGGACTGCTACTTTTGACGTATTACTTGCCAATACCGAAATCAGCGTTTGCTAATGACACGGGAGCAGCGCATAGAAGCCGTATTAGACCGCTTTGGGAGGTACATCGTGCAACAGGCGAGGGCTAACCTCACCCGCAAGAATAAGAACGTCTCAAAGGACTTATACAACTCCATCAAGTGGGAGGCTGATGCATCGCAGACAGGTGCTTCGTTCTCCGCTTCGCTTTCTATGTTGCCGTATGGTGACTTCCAAGACAAAGGTGTAAAGGGCAAGAACTCTACACCACAAGGCACGCAGGGTAGCCCGTATCGCTTTGGTAGCGGCACAGGCAAGAAGGGCGGACTTACCGAAGCCATCAACAAGTGGGTAAAGGCAAGACGCTTTCAGTTTCGTGATGACAAAGGCAAGTTTATGAGCTACGACTCTACGGCCTTTTTGGTTGCCCGCAGCATCTACCGCAAGGGCATCCCTGCAAGCTTCTTTTACTCACGCCCCTTTGGGCTTGCCTTCCAAAAACTACCTGCCGAACTCGTAGAGGCATTCCGCCTCACCCCTGATGACTTTAAAGAATTCCTACGCAAATGAGTACACCTGTAATCGCAACCCCAAGTAGCCTTGCAATGGCTCGCAGCCCGCAGTTCATCACGGGCAAGAATAACGCCTTGA